CACAGGAACTTTTTTACGGGACTATCTCGGACATTGACATCAGCCTGCAAGCCTACGGATCAGATGGCTCAATCGCCGTTTACTCGATCACAGCCGTTGGGCCACTGGCGCAGCTGAACCGCCGTCTGGTAGGTGCGGCTGGCTTTGCCAAAGAGAATGACGGCACGAGAATCCTAAATATCCTTAGTGAAGCATTCCTAACTGAATGGGATGATGTAGCACCGACATTGACTTGGGCAGGTTTGCCAGTTGGAACGACTTGGGACTCCTACGATGCAGTAAGTCAAGCCTTGGTTGATAACTTGGTTGCCAATATTGATGTGCCGGGGCAATACGAATTACAGGCATACAATGATGGCGATGCAGATGCCTACACATTGGCAGTAGAAGCTGCTAACTCTGGTCGCGGCGTACTCTGGGAAAAGGGCACAGGCTCATTGCATTATGACGATTACTTGGCCAGATCATTGGCAACACCGCTTGAACTTACAGCTGATGACATTCTTGCCCAAGGCCTACGCACTGCCGCACAATGGGGTGAAATCGTCAATGATGCAATAGTGACTTATCGGGCAGGTCAAGCCGAAGCCAGAGATGAGCAGTCAATCATTCTTTACGGCCAATTAGTTGGAACACGATCAACCCAGTTGCACAACAAAGTTGATGCCGAAGCACAGGCAGCTGATTTCATTGAGTCTCGGGCATTTCCAAGAATGTATCCAGAAACAATCACAGTGCCACTGCACTCACCAACAGTCAGCGATGCCACTAGAGATGCCCTAGCCGCTGTCTACAACGGGCTACGGATCAGCACAACTGCATTGCCAGCAGTCTTTGGAACTACTTTTGATGGCTTTGTAGAGGGCTACACATGGAACTTGACCCGTTACACCGCTGAACTGGCCTTAACATGTTCGGCATACTCCGAGACATACTCATCAATTATTTGGTATCAAGTCCCACCAACACAGGACTGGGCAACGTATAATGCAAGTATCCAATGGGAGGATTTATAAATGGCAACAACAACCCCTAATTACGGGTGGGATGTACCAACATCTACCGATTATGTAAAGGATGGCGCAACCGCCATTGAGACCCTTGGCGATGACATTGATGCCACTTTATGGACTGCCCTTGGCGGTGCTTACCCGGGCTTACGTCTAATCAAAAAACAGACTATTGGCACAACAGTTTCAAGCGTTGCCGTTACAAATGCATTTAGTGCAGATTATGATGCTTATAAACTTATTGTTGTAGGCGGAGTTGCATCATCTGATGGCGTTATAAAATTATCTTTAACTGGTGGAACAAACGTCTATAATTACAGTGTAGTAAAAACGTCTTATACAAGTACCAGCTTGGCAGCAGCCATTGGTGGACCATCAGAGACATCTTGGGCAGTAGCGGGTTCAAGTACAACAAGCCGCCTTAATATGAATGTTGATTTACTTGATCCATTCCTTGCAAAATTTACAACTTATAGTGGCGGTTATGTTTCAAGTCTTGAAGCGGGAGCAGGTGGCGGAATACACAAATCGGCAACATCTTTTACAGGTTTCACAATAACTCCCAGTATTGGAACTTATACAGGCGGAACAATTTACGTCTACGGATACGGAGCAAGTTAAATGGCAACAACAAAATCAGCAGCTATTGAGAAGCCGCTTATTCAGATTGACAGTGAAGTACGTGAAATGACTGATGAAGAATATGCTGAATACTTATTAATTGTTAATCCACCAGAACCAATAATGGCTAAGTAATGTCATTTCTTACATGGTTTGCACATAGTCCAATTGCATCATTCATCAAAGTATTTGGTGCAGGTGTTTTGGGTTGGGTGCTTATCAATGCTGACACTTTAGGATTACATCCAGCCTTAACCATTGGCCTAGTATCAGCATTGCCCATAGTCATTAACTGGTTAAACCCAGAGTATGACAATTACGGCAGGGCCAACGTAGATGAAACCGATTAAGTCAGGCATAGTTTCATTCCCCTATGGGGCTAAGTACAAATCAGGTGGCATACACAAGGGCATTGATTACCGCGCCGCCATTGGTACACCAGTTGTAGCAGCTGTGCCGGGTGTCGTAGTACATGCTGGCAAGCACGTTTATAAAAAAGGCTGGGGCTGGGCCTTTGGTATTCATGTGATCGTAGACAATGATTCCTTTGAAAACGGCACAGCAGGCCTCTGGGCTGGTTATTGCCACCTCAATGGGGTAAATGTAGCAGTTGGCCAGAGAGTCCGTCAGGGGCAGTTGCTAGGCACATCAGGAAACACTGGTCGGAGCACTGGCCCACACCTACATTTTCAGATCCTGTCACAGCGTACTTGGAATCCAACCAAGCACCGAAACCCTAAACGATGGATCGAAGCATGAGCCAATACATTAGCCGTAAATCTGATTCCAATAGCCGCATTCCTACACAGTCTTTACGAGCTGAAATCTGGGCCACATTAGAGGTAGATGGCCTTTACTCTGTTATTCCAAATGCCAATTCAACCACTGGTGCATTGTTTGCTACATACCTAAACATCAAGACACCTAAAATCGGTGGAGCAACTGAACTCACAATCAAGTGGGTAAGAGATCCCAAGGGTATTAATGATGCAACTGGCTACCAGACATTTAGCTTAAAAAAAGGTGGGACTACCTTTGTAAAGGATGTATGGCTATTTCAATCTAAGAAAGGCCAGCCAGTGGCCTTGGAACTTAAAGCCAATGGCAAGGCCACAATAACTACAAGGGAAATAAAGTTGGCCATCTCATGAATGAATTGATTAATGCCGGGCAATTGGCAGCAGCTCTTATTGCAATCCTTACCCTTGTAGGCATGTTGGTTAAATGGGGCATAGTTAAGCCAATAAAGGCCTACATAGACACCATGACTTACGCCATTCAGCCTTACGCCAATGGCGGAAAATCCTTGCCAGACTTAATAAATAAGGTGGATGCACTACATCTAGTGGTCCAAAATCACATAGACACAAGGCATGACACGCCTATTTTCTCAAAGTGCTTGTGCGAGTCCTGTGTGACGTGCTAAAACTATTTATGTAAGCGCCAAGGCTTACAACTAAGAATAGGAAATCAGGGCATGTTAAACACATACAAAATCTATGACACTATTTTCGTGGCATCAGATACGAAAGACATTGTAATAATTGAACAAGACATCAACGGTTTATGGGAAGTTTTTGTCCCATCCACTGATTCATACATCGCAAATGAACTAGACACATTTGATGCAGCTGAGGGTACAGCCTTTCAGTGGTTAAGTCAGGTGTCAGCATGAACACCATTTTGATACTGATGTACGTTGCAATCTTGTTTGGCTTAGGTGTATTCACAGGTATCTACATAGAAGCACAACATAGGCTAAGACTTAGAGCCAAATTTCGTGCGATGCATGGGCCAACCATTGAGGAATCAATGTGGAAAGACGGCTGGAGAATCTAATGGCATTTGACATCACTAATTACGTTACAGCTGCCGAAAGAGTTGCCATGTTCTATGAAAAGTTTCCTGACGGGACAATTCAATTTGAGTACATGGGTGTTATGGATGGCGATCCTACAAAGATGTGGGGCGTAGCCAGAGCATACCGAACACCAGAGGATTCATTGCCGGGCATTGGCACAGCATCAGAATTTATTATCGGCAAAACTCCTTACACATTTGGGTCAGAGCTTCAAAACCTTGAAACAAGCTGCTGGTCAAGAGCCGTTGCAAGCCTAAACATTGGTACTTCTAAAGGCATTAGCAGCAAAGAGGAAGTTGCGACAAGCAGACAGAATCAAGCACCCGGACCAGCCAAGCCAAAGCAGGTGGTGCAAGAGCCACCCAGTCAAGAAACCGACCCTTGGTTACTTGCTGAACCAGCCTTGGATGAGGGCATAGGCACTGATGAGGATGAGACATTAGTGCCTATGTGCCTACATGGGGCAATGAATCGCCGTAGTGGTATTTCTAAAAAGACAGGTAAGCCATACGCTGGCTACTTCTGTGACAATGAGCCACAGTGTGATCCAAAGTTTGATCGGTGATAACGATGAGAAAACTAGACATGGATAAAATCGTAGATGAAATGAATCGAGTTAGTGAACTTATCACTTATGAGGATCAACAAGATGCCGCTTACATGGCTGGCTATGGTTCGGCAATAATTCAATTATTGACAAGTTTTGCAGAAATGATTGATGATGATTTGAGTGACAATGAGCCATCCTGATCACAGCAAGCATTGTCATTGCGTATGTACTGACTTATGGGAATTACAAGCTGCGATTGAGCAAGCCCGGGCAATACACATGAAACCAACCGCCAAAAACGAATGCCTGATCTGTGGAACAACCGAGGGTAAATGCAAGAATTGCGAACAAATAAATGACTGCATTGTGTGTGACGAGCAATGGCCTTGTGACACATTCATAGCATTGGACTACATGGCATGAGTAAATGGGAGCTTGAATTTCATACAACCTTAATGACTTTATTAAGGCTTACAAGGAATCTAAGAAGCATGGACTGTGAGCATTGTGCTGACCTACTAACACAGGCTTACAGGTGCATGGCAAGTGAAACACAAAACATTAGAGATAGGGCTAATAATGGATAATAAAGACGAAATGTTTATTTCAATACTAAAGAAACTTTATGGGGCATATGATGCTTCACATTACTTTGCAGAGAGCTGCGAGGTTTGCCATGAAACATTAGCGCCGTTTGACATTGGTGTAGACCCATACACAGACACGCGTACTTGGATGACTAAGTGTTGTGGAGTAGTTAACACTTATAATCAAAAACTCTCACCACAAATTTAAAAACTAGCCAGTAGTTGGAGTGGTTCTTGATCCCTCGTCCGGACTACTGGCTAGTACCCACATTCTAATTGCAAGACCGACAAAATGTCTAGGTAAGACTCAAACTACTGGCTGCCTTATCAGCTGCTAAACCGCCGTTAGATGGCGTGTCTTGGTATGCCTGATTGAGCATACAAAATGCAGAAATGCGAGCCTGATTACTAGTAATAAAACCGAACTGCCTTATTACATAACAGATTGGTAACAGGCAAATGGCGCAGTTGGCTTATTCGTAGTGGATAAGTCCCTTTACAAGCGAACCTATACGGTGACGGGTGTGAATGGCTCGCTAAGAGCCATTCCTGCTCACCTACCAGTTCTGGGTGTGAATCCATCTTAAAATAAATACATGGAATCAAGAAGTGATAAATGGGTTCAGGTTAGACAATCTGAATTACTTAAATACGTCAATGGAGTAGAGATGTTAAGTAAAGACCATACACATTTACAGCAAGATTTCAATGATGCAAAACAAATAGCAGGCATGATTGATAAAACATGGAAAGAAAGACTTGATCAGCTGATGGACGTAATCATAGATACTCATCCATCAGTGAATGTTCATTACCGTAACGGCATGATGGCTGCTTACAACATAATGCAGGGTATTGAGGAATAATCATGCTTGACGTTAATACAGCCAAAGGCCAAGAATCATTAGAACACGAGCTTAGAGCAGTCCAGTTATGGCAGCACCACTACCCGGACTACACCTACATTCACACACCAAAGAATGGTCCAGCCTTAGTTGATGCAGTCATTGGTGATAACGATACAAACGTAGTAGCCGTAGTAGAGCAGAAGTCCCGGAACATGAGCCTTGAGCAGCTGCAAAAGTGGGACATGGAATGGTTAGTCACATTCGCCAAGATTGAGGCAGGCCGTTTAACAGCACATGCATTGGGTGTACCATTTGTCGGATTCCTTTATCTGATACCTGATGACTTACTTATCACTAAGCAACTGGCCAACAATAAGGGCGAATGGACATGTGACTTTAGGAAAGACTTTACAGAGACACAAGAAACAATCAATGGTGGCAAAATAGTCAGAGAGAATGCCTACATTGATCTCACAGAGGCAAAACACATAAGGCAGAACTAATGACAATACTTGCAGGGCTTACTCATGGTGGCAAAGTTTACATGGGTGCAGACCGGGCTATGTCAGATGCTAACTTCATCAGTTCATTGGCCAAGCCTAAGATCCGTAAGGTAGGGCCTTATTTGATCGGATACAGTGGCTCATTGGGTACAGGTCAACTTACAACCTTTGCTACCTACCCAGATGTAAACACTACGAACCTTGAGGCATGGATGCGGATGTCATTCTGTGGGGCATTACAAAGAGCAGCTGATAAATACAAGATAGACATAAACAGTGAGGACAATGCAGCTGATCTACTTGTTGGCATACATGGCAGACTGTTTGAGATCAGCACTGTTGATTGGTCAGTCGGAGAATACAACATGATCGCTACTGGTTCAGGCTTTCCATTTGCAATGGGATCATTACACACAACACGCTTTACAGATGATCCAACATGGCGCATTAGAGAGGCAGTAGGTGCGGCTATCAAGTACAGCCCATCATGTGTTGGACCTATTGATGTATTGGTCGCATGAGTAAGGCACATGCCCGGGGCACAGACACACAATGGCGTAACTTACGCAAGGCCTGCTTCCAAGTGTGGGGTAAGACCTGCATGTTCTGTGGTGACAGAGCAACAGAGGTAGACCACATCATTGAAGTAGCCAGAGGTGGGACTAACACCATTGATAACCTGCAACCTTTATGCAAGCCCTGTCACATGGCCAAGACAGTTGCATTTAACACAGTGCGTCAGAGCCTCTCACAGAGCCATAGGGGGGTTTTTTCTGGGCATGTGCCACCCACAGACTCCCTTGCAGGAATCTCTCCCCTAATGACCAGAACCGACCCACCAACAACCGAAAGGCCTAAGTCATGACCGAAAAGAAAACTATTGTTTCCAAAGAGATTCCAGACACTATCTACCTATACTTGGAATCGGCTTTGTCAGCTTCAAATTGGATCTCTCCAACTGATGCAGCTGCTGTACACCTCGCCCGGCGCATGGCCAAGGCACTAGATACGGCTTTTGACATGGGTGCTGATCTTAAAGACATAACGGCCCTATCTGGTAAGTTTCTAACAGTGTTGCAACAACTGCACTTGACCGTTGAGACTCGTACTGCCAGTAAACAAGAGGAACATGATGGAACAGCCTATGTCGGAGATTTCCTACGGCTTGTCAAAACCAAGAATCCAAAGCCCCCAGCTAAAACTGCCCAGCGCAGGCCCGCTAGTAAGTCAGTTAGCGGATGAGTTAGGTGTTCCATTACTGCCTTGGCAATCACATGTCTTAGATGATGCCTTAAAGGTAAATCCAGATGGCACATGGGCCAGATCCCAAGTGGGTGTGTTAGTGGCTCGCCAGAATGGCAAGACCCACATGATGCGGATGCGGATGCTTGCTGGCCTGTACATCTTTGGAGAGAAAAGCATTATTGCCATGTCACAGACACGCCAACTATCACTTGATACTTTTAAACAAACCGTAGACATGGCAGAAAGCCTTGACTGGATGCGTAAGCGGATCAAGCGTGTCTCCCGGACTAACGGCCAAGAGGAAATTGAGGTGTATTGCCATCATTACCCCAAGTCATGTAATGGTAAATGCGAGAGACTACGAAAGTACGCAATTAGAGCTGCCACCAGCGAAGGCCCACGCGGTTCAACAGCAGACTTACTTTATGTGGATGAGTTGCGAGAGATTGATGAAGCCACATGGGCAGCCGTTACCCCAATCACCCGAGCCAGACCCAATGCCCAAGTGTTTTGGACATCCAATGCTGGTGATCTAAATAGCAATGTCTTAAATGAACAAAGGCGTAGAGCCTTGACCTTTGAATCATCCCGAATGGGTTACTACGAATACAGCGCACCTGCCGGGTCAGATGTAAATGATGAAAAGGCTTGGGCAATGGCCAATCCTGCAATGGGTCACACAATTACAAAAGAAAACATCAAGGATGCATCAATCTTTGATACAAAAGATGCTTTCAAAACTGAAACATTATGCATGTGGGTAGATGCTATTGATTCACCTTGGCCAATGGACATGTGGAATGCTGGCGAACAAGAGATAAGCCTTGAGGATGAACTACCTACATGGATGGCCATAGATCTTAATTTCAATAGAGAGATGGCTTGCTTAATCACTATTCAAGAGCGACCAGAGGGCATGGCCGTATTCCTACATGAATGGAAGCGTGAGGGCGGTATAAACGATCTTGAACTAACTGGTGAACTGGCTCAACTAGCTCGTAGATACAGGCCAAGAAAATTTGCTTATGATCCAAATACTGCCGGGTACATTGCACCAAGACTTGCACAGGCTGGCATAGCAACCGAGCCAACACCTTGGGCATCAGCAGGTTTTGCCATTAGTTGCGATCAAACACTAAATGCTATGCAGTCTGGCAAATTCATTCATCCCGGACAAGAGACATTACATAGTCATTTAGTCTCATGTGCTAGACGGCCTGCATCAGATGGTGGATGGCGTATTGCCCGTAGAGCAGCGCAAGTACCAATTACAGCTGCGGTTGCATTAGTCATGGCAGCGGGTCATGCTTGTGCGCCACAACAGACTGTGACTATCATTAGTGCTTAAGGTCTACTTGGCAGTACCTTGAGAGTGTGGGTCAGTCACTCCTATCACTGACCCACACATCTCGACACGCGCACCAGATGCTTGAATGTCACACATTTATGAGATAATGCAGTATGGGATTTATTGATTTCTTGCTGGGCACAAATTCTGAAAATGTAACTGCCAGAGCCGCAAGCCCAGCCAACATTCATGTGCCGTATTACCAAGATGCATGGTCACCATTAAATCTAATAAGAGTTGGCCGATCCGATGCTATGCAAGTCCCAGCTGTAGCCCGAGCAAGAAACATTATTGCAGGAACTATTGGCGAATTGGGCTTACATTCTTACAACGAAATTACAGGGGCAAAGGTAGAGGGCCGCACGATCTTACGTCAGCCTGATCCAGCACTGCCACGAATTGTTACGATGATTTGGACCGTAGAAGACATCCTGTTTAGAGGACATGCGTTCTGGTTAGTGCTTGCAGTTGATCCAGAGGATAACCGACCAACACAGGCTCGCAGAATTGATCCAACTAGGGTTACTTTTACAACTGACACAATGACTGATGAAATTGTCAATGGCTTTTACTTAGATGGAAACCTTTGCCCAATTACTGGCGTTGGATCATTGATTATGTTTAGCGGTATTGATGAGGGATTACTTTCACGCGGCGGGCGCACAATCCTGACTGCATTGGAACTTGAAAAGGCCGTCAACCGTATGGCGCAAGAGCCTAATCCAACAATGGTTATTAAAAATACTGGCGTTGATCTACCGCCAGAACAAGTATCAAGTTTGTTAGCATCATGGAAATCAGCCCGGGCGCAACGCTCAACCGCTTACCTTTCAGGCCCATTGGATGTTACAACCTTTGGTTATGATGCCCAGCAAATGGAACTTAGCAGCTCACGCTTAAACACAGCCAGTGAAATTGCTAGACTTTGCAACATTCCTGCTTGGTATTTAAACGCCGAAAGCGCAAGCGCAACTTACTCCAATGTAAGTGCAGAACGCCGAAGCCTTGTTGACTTTAGCCTTAAACCATACATGGCCTGTATTTCAGAGCGATTGACCATGAATGACATTACTCCAAGAGGCCAGATTGTTAAATTTGATCTAGATGATTACCTACGCGGAAACCCACTAGAGCAAATCGAAGTCCTAACCAAAATGCTAGATGCCGGACTAATCAGTGTTGATGAAGCGCGTGAGGAAATGGATCTTGCACCGAGAGGAAATGAAGCAAATGCAACTTAATTTTGAGGGCCAGATTCTGGCAGCTGATACGGTCACCAGAACTATTTCTGGAATGGTAGTACCGTTTGGACCTAGCGGAAATACATCGGCTGGGCCAGTACGTTTTGAATTTGGCGCGTTTGGTGAAATAGATGCCAGCAAAATTGTTTTAAACATGGAACATGACCGCACTCGCCCATTGGGTCGAGGTATTGCAGGTAGTGAACAAATTACGCCAGCAGGTATTTCTATGGCGTTCAAAATTGCACCGACAAGTGCAGGTAATGATGCATTGGTAGAAGCCAGTGAGGGATTGCGCCCGGCATTTAGCATTGAAGCCAGCGTCAATGAATACACAATAGAGAAAGGCGTGATGGTAGTGAGTGCAGCAAATCTCGAAGCCGTAGCCCATGTAACAAACCCAGCATTCAAGGATGCACAGATTTCTCAGGTAGCAGCTACTGAAACCGAGGAAACCCCAGAAACTCCCGAAGCGGAACAAGCCGCCGAGGAACAACCACAGGAGAACATTGTGGAAACCGAAAACACCGCCCCAGCGGCCGATGAAGTAACCGCCAGCGCGGTTGTTCAGGCTGCCGCACCAGTGGCTTACACCAAGCCGCGTTCACCAATCGTGAATGGATCATCCTACCTAGAACACAGCATCAAAGCTGCTATGGGTAACGATGAATCTCGTTCATACGTTCGTGCAGCTGACGAGTCAACAACCACTAACACTGGTCTAACACTTGCACCGCACTTAAACGAATTCATTTCAACAACTATTGTTGGCCGCCCATCCATTGATGCAATTTCAAGTGGCGCATTGCCAGCATCAGGCATGAGCTTTACAATTCCAAAATTGACACAAGCACCATCTGTTGCTGACGTTAATGAGGAAGGCAACCCAGTTGGTACTCCGATGACCTCGGATTTCCTAACTGTAAATGTTAACAAGTTTGCTGGCGCATCGATCGTGTCATGGGAACTCATTGACCGTTCATCGCCAGCATTCCTAGAGGAATTGCTACGCGAAATGTCCGCAGCTTACGCAAAGGCAACTGACCTTGCAGTAGTAACCGGCCTACTTGGCGGAACTGATGCAACAGCAGTAGCAGGATCAGCTGATGGCCTACAGTCATTCATCTCAACGGAAGCCGCTGCCGCATACGCAGGTTCAGGCAACTTTGCTCGTAACTTGATTGCTAACACCACAAACTGGGCTGCAATCATGGGCTACCAAGATACGGCAGATCGCCCACTTTACAATGCCGCAGCACCACAAAACGCTGCAGGTAACGTAGGCCCAACAAGCATCGTTGGAACAGTATTAGGCACAAACCTATATGTTGATCCACACATCGGAACCGGTGGCGATGAGGGCATGATCCTTGTTGCACCAGAAGCTGCTACTTGGTACGAATCCCCAACCCGTCAGGTACAGGTCAACGTCATTGGTTCAGGCCAGATTGAAGTTGCAATCTACGGCTACGGCGCATTCGCACTTAAGAAGCCTTTGGGCGTTCGCGTTTACCAACAGAGCTAGAACCCCAAGTTAGAAGTGTGGGGGGTGCGGCCCTGTGCCCCCCACACACTTACAAGTTAGGAAAAGACAATGGCACTAATCACTTTGAGCGAACTCAAAGCAGTATTAGGTATTGGCGACATTTACGCCGATGCAATCGTTCAAGCCGTTGCCGATTCTGCAGAAAACATAATCTTGTCTTATTTGATCTTTGATGATGTCGCAATCAGATCAGTTAAATTAAAAGACAATGTTGCAACCTTTTATTGCTTTGAAAACACTTTTGTAACTGGCCAAGCCTTAACTGTAAGTAAGTGTGGCGCACCATTTGATGGATCTCGCACAGTCTTAGAGTCTGGCTATGATGCTTACGAAGTACCTTTTTTTACTGCTGCAATTACAAATGCAGACATTATTAAAAAACAAATTATTCCAAATGGCCGAGCAGTATTGACCAGTCAAGCCGCGCTATACGACACCACACCAGAAGTCCGGGAAGCCGCTTTAGCAGTTGCATGCGACATTTGGATCACTCGCACAGGAACACTAGGCCAGCAGGGTGTTGACTTCCAAAGCCCTGCACCGTACCGCCTTGGCCGTTCAATGCTTACTCGTGTATCAGGCCTATTAGGCAAGCACCTAGATACCCGAGGCTACCTTGGCTGATCTAGCAACATACCGATCAACCCTTGCCGGAACTCTCGCAGCTGCTGGCCGGGTTGTTTACTCATACCCAAATGAGAACATCACACCACCAGCCATTGTGCTTGTGCCGGGATCGCCTTACATCACAGTAAGTGCTATTGGTGGTGCGCGTTGCAATGTGCGCTTTGACATCACAGTAATCGTTAATGCAGCTGATAACCAAGCAGCTTTGAAAAACTTGGAAACCTTAATTTTTAGCGTGACCGACCTACTAGCCAATAACATCTCGTTTTTGGGTGGATGGTCACAACCAACAGTTCAGCAAATCGGAAACGCCGACATGCTTATCAGCCAACTCAACATCGAGATGGTCACAACCAACTAGAAAGGCAAGTCATGCCAGCAACATACATAACTGGTCGGAATCTGACCCTGAGCATCAACTCGGTGTCATACGCTGACCAAGCATCAACAGTTACTCTGGAACGCGAAAACAACCAGCAGGTACTTGAAGTCCTATCGGGTCGCGCTTACAAGACCGTAGATAAGACAGCCACACTAAATGTGGAACTATACCTAGACGACACATCCAGCGCTGGCATCATTTCAGCGCTTTGGGATGCAGCGAACAGCGCGCCAGATACATCGCTTGCATTCTCATTTGATGTAAACGGTGACACATTCACTGGTTCAGTATTCCCGGTATTTCCAACCGTTGGTGGCGCGGCCACTGACGTACTAACTACCAGCCTCAGCTTTGTTGTTGAGGATGGAACAGTCGCACGAGCCTAACGAATAGAACAGGGCAACCATTATGCAATACGACATTAAAACAAAACAGGGCAACAACTACATAGTGAGCGATGAATCAACATGGCTTTGGATTGAGATCGAGCGAGATCTTGGATACACAGTCACCCAAGCAGCTGAAAAGATGAGCCAAGGCTCGTTGGATGTAATTACTTGCATGCTTTACAAGGCAGCCAAAGCTGCTGGGCATACTAAATTGCCAAGCCAGCAAGCATGGGTCACCAATGAGTTTGAGGGCTTTGAGGTGGTTGAGGAAAGCCCAAAAGAGAGTTAAGGGATTTGCTGGTGCGGATAGCAGTATCAACCGGCATACCCTTAGGCGATCTGATGGATTGGTCGCTCGCAGATTTAAGCACAGCAGTAACGCTGATACAAGAGAGGAATGGTCATGGCTGAGGGTAGAACCACAATTACAGTCAGACCTGATCTTGCAGATTATCGCGGATTACTAAAGGCACTTAACGTAATGGACAAAGAAGCCCAGTACGAATTAAAAAATGAGGTTTACGCAATCAGCTCATGGACTGCTAAAGGTATCCAGCAGGCTGGGTTTGCCCACCCAATCTACCCAAGGCAAGCATCAATTGTGGCAGCAAGTGTGAAACCCTCAAGAGATCGTGTTCCAACGGTTCGTGTTGGTGGCAGTAGAGGTCGAGTATCTGGTGGCGCTAACGCTGGCCAATTATTGTTTGGCAATGAATTTGGTGGAGATCGCAATACCTACGGAAACTTAAATGCTTTTCCTAATGGCGGTTACAGATTCCCAGCACGAACAGCCCGAGAGGGTCGAGGCAACACTGGTTATTGGATTTTCCCTACCTTAAAGGCAATGCAACCCGAAATTAAAAAGAGATGGTTTGCGGCTTGTAACAAAGTCATGGACAGTTGGGCAAGGTACTCATAATGGCCGATACACGCACACTCAAACTTTCATTACTTGCTGATGTCAATAAATTCCTTTCTGGTATGGACAAGGCCGATACCGGCACAAAGAAATTTAGTTCATCTATTGGCAAATACTCAAAGGCAATGGCTAAATCATTTGCAGTAGCTGGCGCAGCTGCTGGCGCGTATGCAATCAAGTTAGGTGTTGATGGAGTCAAGTCAGCAGTTGAGGATGAGCTTAGCCAAAAGAAACTTGCCCAAGCCTTAAAAAATACAACCAATGCAACTGATGAACAAATTGCCAGCACAGAGGATTACATCAAGAAACAACAACTATCATTTGGTATTGCTGATACAAAGTTGCGTCCGGCACTGGCTAACTTAGCCAGAGCGACTGGGGATGTTACCCAAGCACAAAAACTAAACAACCTTGCAATAGACATTTCAGCAGCCACAGGTAAGGATTTAGAGGGTGTCAGCCTTGCCCTATCCAAGGCCTACAACGGCAATCTGGGAGCATTAACTAGACTTGGTGTGCCATTGGATGCCAGCATCATTAAGTCCAAGGATTTTGGCGCAGCAACTGATGAACTGCAAAAGTTATTTGGTGGATCAGCCCAAGCCAATACAAAGACATACGCTGGCCAATTAGCAATCCTTAGTGAGCGCTTTAACGAGATCAAAGAGGATTTAGGTGCAAAACTAATTCCAATTTTGAAGCGATTCTTAGAACAAGTAAACCTAGTTGCAATGGGCTTTGCTGGTGATGATCCTAACAAGGGACTATCAAACAAAGTAAGGCAATTGGATCGTGACTTGGGCGGTGGCCCGGGCGGTGCTTACAACTTAGGCCAATCCCTTGCAGATGTTGCTGATGCTTTTGGAACTTTATTTGGCGCACTAGCTGGTGGCAATGCGACCAAGGGCAATGACAATCTTCAAAATCTTGCTGATGCGATGCAAAATGTGGCTGATGGTATCAATGCCACTGCCAATGCATTCACTCGATACAAGAAAGTTTACGAAAGTGTGCCAAAGGGCTTACGCGATTTCATGAACCCATTTAGCCGTTTAGGTGATTACGGTAAGTTGTTTAGCAATAGCAGTGTTGGCAGCTCTAAGGCTGGTTCAACAAGTGCCCAAGGTACAACCATAATCATGAATGGTGTTATTGATGGTGAGTCTGCTCGCCGTAGCATTGAGAAAGTATTACAAGATTCATCACGCCGTACAGGTGCTATTAACCTAGCCGGGCTAACGTTATGACCGATTATGATCCTTACCCAACAGTGACTTTTGCTGGAACTACAACTTACGCAGACCAGACCATCTCATCAATTTCAATCCGCACTGGTCGCAATGATGTTACCGAGCAACCTCAGCCGGGCTACGCATCAATCAGCTTGTGGACTGATGCCAGTGATCCATTAGATGTGGCCTTAAGTCAGTCTGTGTCAATTGCCATTGATAAAGGCACGACAGGTACACAGGAACTTTTTTACGGGAGTATCTCGGACATTGACATCAGCCTGCAAGCCTACGGATCAGATGGCTCAATCGCCGTTTACTCGATCACAGCCGTTGGGCCACTGGCGCAGCTGAACCG